TCGCGAGTCGCCTTGTCTCGCAGCGGATTACCAGTCTTCCCGCCATACACAAAGTCATGCATGTCAATGAACTTGAGCTCAGCTTTACGGACACGCTTCTCCAGCCATTTGATCATGTGTATGCGAGTGGAGCTTTCCTCTGGAAAACTCCGCGCCATTCTCTCAGCACGCGAGAACATCTGAAGCGGGTTTAGGTCTCCAGGGGTTTTGCCCTTTCCGTAATCGCGGGACTCCATCGCACTGTCACGGCCGTTCACAGCGTTCCAGGTGCGATTGATCAAAGCCTCCTGGCGAGACAGAGGCCATTGCTTGTACCATAGAGCATCAGTTCTAATGCCTTGGCGGTCGCGTTCGGCCTCAAGCCAGTCCTCTACCGCTCTGCGGACAACCTCGTAGGACTTCGGTTGACCACGGCTAAGAGATTGCGCCAGAGCACGATCACCCGCGTCGCGTTCGCGGCGCTCTTTGGCGGGGGACTTTTTGTCCTCTTTGGGATCAGCAGATTTCGTCTTCCTCTTGGGCTCATTGGTTTCCGTTTGACGTGACTTCTTAGCTTTGGCTCTCGCGGCCGACTTCACTTCGTTGAAGATCGGGCGAAGGTTATCGAGACCCTTATCGGTCTTCATCGCCTCGAGAACGGCAGCGGCTTCCTCAGGGGTGATCTTCACTTTCGAAACAGCTTCATCGAACTCCTGGTCTTCCAGAAGCGCGAGCTCTTTGAACACCGATTTCAGCTGAGCCGGAGAGCGCTGAGTTTCTTGTGGAGAAGGTTCTACCTTTTGTGTGGCTTTCTCCGGCTTAGGTTCAGCCTTTCGCTCGCGCTTAACCTGTACGGGGGCAACCTCTGTCGCCTGCGGCGCTACAGCAGCAGGCGCTTGCTCTTGAGCGGGAGCGGGCATGCCGCGCGTTTCAGCCATGCGAGCGATCTTCTTGACCGCAGCAACAACCTTAGCCTGCGTGGCGGGCAGGCTGTCAGTACGCACACTCTTGCCACCTAGATTGCGGAGGAGGGACTTCGTGGCAGTGATGTTCAGGCCAGCAAGCATGGCTTGCAGCCCTGGTTCACCTTTTGTTCTGTAGGCGTTCAGAGCCTCGTTAGCTGCCGGCTTGAGGTTCTTGACCTTACCCTTGGGCTCGACCTCAGTGCTCTCATCTGGAGCATTGTCCTGCCAAGCAGCCGCTCGGGGATCACCCTTGCGATAACCATACTGATCGTAGCCGTTCGAATAGAGCACTGGTTTCCCAGGCCGTTCCGATTCTAGCCTCGCTTGGAGCTCTTCATCAGTCTCTTGCTTTGGAGCTTCTTGAGCCGGCGCAACGCTGACTCCTGCGCTCCTCGCCGCTTCCTCGAGACTGGTTGCCCCTGTGTCAACATAGACCACTCGCTGCTCGCCGTTGGCGAGGGTATCTGTGACTCGTAAGCCGTACCCACTCGCCTCATCTGGATTTCCCTCTTCGTCAGCGAATGTAGATTCAGCCATGCGGCTGTAGGCCTGGAAGGTCGCGGTGCTGCTGATTGGAAGGCCTTCCATCTGAGCGCCACGATAGATAGCTAGAGCGTCCTCGTCAGCCGCTTCGATATCGTCTCGGTTATACCGAAAGAGCGGGACGGGCTCAATCTTCCGCTCAACCACAGTCTCGTCTTGCGGCGGCATCTCGCGAGCCGCCATGCCCAACGAACGGAAGTGCTCGTCTAGGTTGGCTGCGTACTCCACATCGAAGTCAGCGGGGAGCGTATCGTCAGGATCAATTTCCTCCGGCGCACCAATCTCTTCCTCAATGCGAGAGACAGCCTCCTCTGGAGGCTTCGGCGGTTCTTGGGTAGGGGTGGTTTGTTCGGGAGGAAGATCGGCCCAGGCCTCAGTACCGGGCTTCCAGCCCGGGCGAGGGCGTTGATCTGTGACTTGTCTCTCACCGGGATTGGCAAAGTCAGCATCTTCTGCTCCATCAGTGTTGGGTGCAGTCCAGCCAGGAGGGTTGCCGTTGCCTGTGGCAGGGCCGCGGTTAGGATGCCCTGGAGGGGGCATCGCAGGTCCATCAATGGCCGGGCCAGATGGCCCTGGAGGAGCCGGGCCATCAGCCCTGGAGCTCAGCTGATGAATCGCCCCAAAGCCCCCGCCCAATGGCATAGCTGAAATAAAGCCAAGCGTTGCTGCCTCAGGAACGCCTTCCATGAGGTTTCTGTCGGTATCGACATTTGCAATATCCACGTTGGTTGCGAAGGCTTCGTTCCCCGACTGAACGGCTTCTTCCAGACCCTCTCGAAGGGCGCCGTTCAGGATAGCGCCAATAACGGTTTTCGTTGCCGCTGGACTGAAGAAGTCCAAACCGAACTTTCGACCAACCCACGCGGTAATGCCGCCGGCCACCAGCGGAGCGAGCCCCTTGGCTTTCTGTGCTGCATATTCCACAGCGCGCGCGTAATCGCCGCCAGTCGCCTCAAGGGCTTCCTGGCCATACTCAGAATTGATGAACTCCTCAGGGCTCGCGGCAGCGAAGTCCCGGATACCCTCATCGATAGCGCTGGCGACAGAGCCAGCACCCTGGGCTCCTTCAACGCCTGAGGCTACCCAAGCGGCTACTCCCGGAGTTGCGCCAGCTACCCTGGCTAGCGCGCCGGCACCCATGGTGGTTGCCATGAGCGGTGTGCTTCCGAGCCCCTGCATGGCGACGTTGCGCCAGTTGAAGCCATTCTCTTCGTCATAAATTTGACCCCAGCCCTCGCGGGACATTGCCTCCGCCGTCTCTGGCGATAGAGATTCAAATTCACGTTGCTGGAACTCTCGGCCAATACGAGCAATGCCGTCACCAGGAGCTTCCTGTCCTTCGGACCTAGCCAAAGCAGCGCCGAATGGATTGAGGTATCCTACAAGACCACCAATGCCCTCGAATAGACCTCTGACGCCAAGGCCAGAGATGGCGTCACCTGCATCGCCAAGGTTAACTCCGCGCCTACGTGGAGCGGGGCGTTCGCTACGACCAATACCGGCCGACTCGCCCATCTCGATTTCATTCTCGCCAGCGTCAGAGCGACGGAACGGATTGAGACCCTCTAGGGTGCCGAAGAAGCTGTCATTGACGCTCTCCGGATCGTCCAAGCGGCGCACGCGCTGGATGGCGACGTTCCTTGGAACGTCATCCTCGAAGTAGTGTTCTTGACCGTTTCTGCCGCGGACGTAATAGCCCATGTCTACTCGCTTATTCTACCGAGTAGATAGGTTGCCCATCTCGCTCGCCAACTTGAGTTGGACCTCTTGACCTGCGGAACTCTTCAAATCCACGGACATTATCCGGGGTCCATCGCCGGCCATCAGCTGCCGATTGCGTGCCTCTCGCATCTCCACCGCGGGTGGTGGAGTTTGAGTTCCCGATCATGCCTGTCGTGATTTCTTCCACGATGCGACGGCCAAGTTCTTGCTGCTCCGCCGAGTAGCCGTTTGCTGGGTCCTGCATGGCGAGGGCGCCACGAAGGCGCTCATTGAGGTCGTCCGCAGTACGGCCACCGGCCCCGCCGCGGCCGGCATACATCAAGGCATCCCGCATAGCGTCTTCACGCGAGTAGAGACGTGCATTCCTGGCCGGAGGGGCAATAGCCCACTCGTTACGATTCTCAGCATAGAGAGCATCCGCGATCTCTTGCAGCTGGCTGCGATCACGCTGGTTTGCGCTATCGATTTGAGCGCCAGCGGAAGCAATGCCACTGGACGCCGACAGGAGACTCTGCTCAGCCCGCTCAGCGCGATTGCGGTCTTGAAGCAAGGCATCAAGACCAGCCCCGGCCATACGGTCGCTACGTGCTCCACGCGCTTGACGGTTGCGGCTGCGACGGTCTCTGACATTGCTGCGGTCGTCGCGATAGCGGTCAAGCGCTCCACGCGCTTGCTCCATGCCCATAAGAGCGCCCTGGCCGAAATTGCCAGTGCTCGCCATGCCGAAGCCGGCTTGCGCTAGGGCAAGCCAGAGATTTGTATTACGGTCGCGAAGAGCTTGAGCCTCATCGTTCTTGAAGTCGCCTTCTTCGTTGAGATAATCACCGCTGCCATAAAACTGGCTGACGAGAGCTTGCGCTTCTTCAGGCGTCATTGCTGACGTGTCGAAATGCGGCGAGAGCGCGTCAGTGATCACGCCCATGTTATTAAGAATGTTTCCAGCGGAGCCGCGAACCTGACCGCCGCCAGCCATACCTTGCGGAGGACCGCCAGGACCAGCTTGCTGTTGCTGCATCATCGCCATCACGCCAGAGCGGATGGGGTCGCCAGGAACAGGCGTCGGAGCCTGAGGCATCATTGCTTCCATCGCCATCTTGTCGATGACAGAAGGCTGCGGCCCGCCAGGGCCATTCGGCGGAGCCTTCATGGAATTGCGACGCTGAATCTCAGAGATAGCCGCGAACTGGACGTTCGGATCATCTCCGGTTGGGTTCTTGGCTAGCTGGGTGAGCTCAGGAATGCTGAGCTTGCTGACCATTCGTTGGACGTTCTCGAAGGGACCAAAGCTCATTAGCCGCCCCCGCCTTGAGTGTTCTGACCGTTTAGCGCATTCATCAAGCCGACAGCGCCGATGCCAGTGCCAAGCATACTGGTATAAGGATTAGTCTCCGTGGTGTTGACCACGTTGCTGTTGGCTCCAGTGACGTTGCCGCGGATGATGTTGTTCAACCAAGTGATGTTGTTACGGTTGTAATCGCGCTGGTTGACGAAATCATTGTAGCCCTGATCGAGCGAAGCTTGCGTCAGGCGCTCTTGCGCCAGCGCTGAGTTGTTCAGCGCCTCGATGCCACGAAGCTCTTCACCGCGACGGGTGACACCTTGATTGTATTGCTGAGCTCCGATTGCAGCCAACCCCTGAGATTGCGCCAAGCCTTGCTGGGCGCCTCTCAGGCGATTAGCCTCATCCTGGAACAGATAATCCATTCCAGCCCGGCGAGAATCTTCATTGAAGTTTCTGTCAGTGTTGAACTGACCGAACGCAGTGTCGTAACCACGCATGAGCGTATTGGCAACGGCATCGTTCATGTTCATGTCGTGCTGACCGAAGGCTACACCCTCTTGCACGCCACCTCGGTAGCCGCCGAATGTTCCGGCCTGCATGCGATTAGCATCGCGGCGAGCATTCTCTTGAGCATACCGATTAGCGCCTCGAGCCTCTATGGCATCGAGAACTTGCGTCATGTACGGGTTCATGTACTGCGAGGCCGCAGCATTGTCCCAGGTTGAATTGGTTGGCGTGTACCCAGCGCCCACGGCGTTCGGGTTGTAGCCTGAGGCTGCCGTGCCTAGCGCGGCAATGTCAGTAAGGTTGTCGCCAGAATCAAACTGATCCCGGCCTACATTGCCAAGGTTTCTGGTTTGTTCGAACGCAGAAAGACGATCATCGCTGAACGGAGCAATACGAGGACCAACGTATTCCTCATACGGCCGGAAGGCCTCACCGCGGGCGAGGTCCAACGTCTCGTGGACATACGGGTAGAATTCCTCCGGCAGACTAAACGTAGTCTGCTGGACTTGTTGCGTACCCTGACTACCGCCCTTTTTTGGCAACTGAGGCCTCTAACGTCACTAGGTCTGATCTGGTAAATCCATATCTTGCTAGGATGCGAAGCCATTCTTTGCGGCCACCAGGAATTTGCCTGGAGATACATCCAGTGGCGGTCGCGTATGTGTCCGTCACCTTGTTTAATAGACTGAGCCACGACCAGATAGTCCCCGGCTCGCCAGCAAGTCCTACAAGTTCGAGCACACTCGCTCGCCAGTAGTCTCGCCTGTAAGTCACTAACACAGCGACTAGGGGCTCTTCGCCTTCTTCAATCTTATCTTGATCGAAGACGCCCCATAGTAAGGCTGTGCCAGCGATGCAGTCAGCAATCAAATCTGAGTGCGTACCGAGCGGGTGAAGAAGATCATCGATCTTCGACAGGAGCTCTTTGATACGATAGAGATGATTTGCAATCTTATTAGGTGGAATAATCGATACGATCATTAAAGGCTAACTCTCCCGGGCCTCCGCGCTTGCTTAGAAGAACCATAGGACATGGTTCTGATCTTCGACATAGCGCTCTCTAGCCGCTTGGCGCCGGCATCAGACGAACCAGCCCCGAGGGCGGAAACGACATCAGCCGGAATAACGAACTCCCCATCAGATAGGAGGATATCCATCCCGGGACCACGAGCAGGCACATTATCGCTCTGTCCGTCACCAGGACCACGAATTCGGCCACCGCCCGAGAAGGCATGCTGCCCGCGACCTCTTATGATGCCAAGGATGCCGCGGATACGATCATTGTCCTCATCCTCGCCAACCGGACCAGGAAGAGGCGGAAGGCCACCATCGGAGGCCCTGGCTAGACCAGGGTTATCGAAGAACATCTTCTCGCCTTCGTACTGCCCGTAGCGGTACGGATTGTCTGGCGTGAATGGTTCGTTGCGAACGTAGGTGCTTGGACCTGGAGGCGGCTGCCCAGTAAAGGGCAGCGTCTCTCGAGGAACCACACTCATCTCGTCCTTAAAGCGCTCACCCTTCGGTTTTTCTTGCCCTTCAACCTTAGGTGCATCGGCTGCACTCACCAGAGATGACAGCAACAGGCCTGACGTGACCGGCTTGCGAGCAAGGAAATCAGCCCCCATCCGCATGAGGTTCCCGCTCTGGCTTGCGCCATTGGTGGCTTGGCCGACAGCCTGAATTCCGTTAAGGCCGTTGGCAGCAGCGCCAACCCCAGCGCCTACACCCTGAGCGGCCGAACTGACCCCGTTCATGAGATTAGAGACGTTACTGACATCCTTAATGGCGGAGCCGGCAGTGCTAGCCGCGGAGCTCGCGGCATTCCCGAATGCGCCAGCAATGCCGCCAATGCCAGCACCAAGCAGGCCTGACATCAGGCCTTTCTTGAAGTCACCAGTCGCGGCCCACGTACCGAGGCCGCTGATAAGTGGCAGTAGCCAAAACATTAGCTGTGACCACCTTTGAAGAAGAAGGAGAAAACACCGGCGATCACAAGACTGATGATGCCTGAAATACTGTAAATACGAGCTTCTGAAGCGGCGACTCGCTGAGCCAGCTTAACGAGCTCAGCTGGCGGAATGGCTGTCCATTGCCCTTTCAAGAAAGCGATATCTTCCGCCATCTTGTCGATCTTGCCTTCAATGTGCTTATCCTCAGCCACTTTACGCTACCTTAACCGTGCCGGTATCGTTCCATAGAGTACCACTCGGCAGGCCGACAGAAGACGTGGGCAGATCAGTGATCCGCACAGTCTTAGCGGTGACTGAGCCTATATTATTGAGCTTCTTGATGAAGGTTTCAAGTTCATCGACCAATTGGCTCATGTATTCCTGGTCGTATTCTTCTGGCGCCGAAGTGAAGATTGGCGGGGCAACAGGTAGAGTCATCTTTTACCATCCTGTTTTACATCGAGACTATTGACCCCCATCCGCCATGCGGTATCCAGTTGATTGCACTCCAAACGGAGTGCAATGTACCTGCCACGCTTGCCGATGTCGATCTTGTCAGTGAACTCTTGGATTGGGAATGACACAGTTCTGACAATTTCTCCAGCCTCGATAAGCGCATCCTCAGAGCCCGGTTTGTCCTGGAGCCGGAACGATAAGATGACTTCCGGGGTGGTTGCTGTAGAGTTCAGGAAGTCGATGTCTGGCCACGCCCAACGAAGCCGAAGTTGCTGCCGGCCGTTCTCGAATGTGAAGAGATTGGTCTCGATGTAAGACCCAAGCGGAACCGGAGTATCGGTCGTGCCGTCATTGAAGCCAGATTCGTGCTCATAGAGATAACCATCTGGAGACAACGCTCTGGGGCGCTGGTACACGCCACTCTCTAGCCAAGCAGTCCTCTCCATGGTTCCAGGAGCCCACCAGCCGGTCCCTGGGTTGTAAAGGACGTAGCGGTCAATTTCCTCGGAGTCTCTCGAGCAATAAAAGAACTTCACTTCATTGAAGAGCGGGTTCACTCCTACGTGACATTTCCAGGATTGGGTTTCATTGATGTCGTTGTAGATGAAGTCCTTGAGTGGAGCCGGAAGCTCCTGAACCGTGCCGGTATAGGCAAACAGTCCGCGGACTCCCATCCAGTACAACACGCCATTCAGCGTGTTGGCCGCTCTCGGGCCAAGGATTTGAGTGTTGCTCGAGATAAGGCGAGGGGCGTAGCCATCCTCGCCAAGAAACTGAATGACGTACAGCGCCTTGTTTGTGAATGTGGCGATGCCCTGCTTGATCTTCTTTGCGATCATGTGCTTCGAGCCTAGCGTCAGCCTGAAGCCGCCGGCAGTAGTGGTGTCTGTCGGCTCCCATTCCGGCAGGTTTTCTCGGTCGCACCAACGAACCATTAAAGGATCAGCCGTTGACGTGCCTATCGGGTTACACCCGAAGGCGATAGCAGTTCTCTCTTCTGGGGAGACAATGATTTGATCTGCTACTACGGGGACCTCATTAGCGCCGCTAATGGAGGTTAGATTTATCCCCCTTCCGCCGCCGGATGTATCGCGAAAATAGATCGCTCCGCCGCGGGGATTGATGAGAAGGTCTTCACCCCAATTGTCTTCAGTCCAGATACGAAGCTGCGAACCCGCCACCACACTATCGGCAGCCGAACCCCAACCGCCATCATGACCCCAAGAACCAGCACCCCAGCCAGCACCAAGAATAACCGAGTCTTGTCCGCTAGCGAGAAGATACTCGACCTGGACGGAAGCGCCGCCTCCAGAAGCAGATGAAGTTGCATCCGCGCCAACATCAATGATGTAATTGTCCGCATCGACAACCTCGATAATCTGATGCTCAGCATTGAGTACATCAGTGCTTAGACCCGCGAAGGTTGTCGCGCCACTTACAATAATGAAATCATCAACCGAGGCGCCATGCGCCACATCATTGACAGTGACTTCGCTACTACCGTTAACAGCCGTTAGGGGATTGCCTCCAAGGGCTTCTGTATCAACGATAGGCGTGATGTCAGTGAAATCACTGCCATCATAGACGTAATACTTCCAATGCGTGCCGATGCCAATGAGGTCCATCGCGGCGAGCGTTGACCAAGCAAAGATAGAGCGTGGTGTGCCGAGTAAGGCCTCATCAGAAAGTCTGGTCCAGCCGCCAATGGATTGAGGAAGACCACCAACAAACCGCACGCGATCACAGTCAAAGTAATCCATCTCGCTCGCGCGGCGAGTCGAGTCTTTAACCACCTGAGGGTTAAACTTAAGGGGGACTGGTTGGCCGTCCATTAGGTTCTACTGAGAGTTACCGTTTGGATTAATGTGTCTGTATCGAAATCATAGATGCTGAACACCGTGGAATTGCCTGGAGACAACCCAGCGGTCCTTGCTGTGATTGACTGCATGTCAGTCCAGGTAAGCGTGTCCTCCTCAAAAACTTCAGTAAAGCCGCTGCCGCCAATTGAAACCAGCGCTGTTCCTGAGATGCCGCGGAAAAGTAACTTCCCAGAACTTCCAGATGGGACCGTGACAGGCCGGCTTGGGCCGGTGATGTTGGCTGTTGAGGCTGACGCACTAAGATCACCTCCGATGGAGCATGGTGTCCCGCCACCCCCGCCACCAATAGTAGTAAGCGCCTTCCAGGCCCCACTAACCTTTGTCGATAAGGCGAGCTCTTTCCATACGCCGCTTACCTTGCAGTAGAGCGTTAGCGTCTTGTAAGCCCCAGAAACTTTAACGCTCAATGACATAGGTTAAGCCGTGTACTTGCCCCAAAGGTCCCCATCGTTTCCACCGGAAGGATCGGAAGTGGAGATAGTGAACGTTCCGGTTAGACCGCTGTTCGCCGCAAAAGCAGTGAGCTTCGCTGCTAGCGGCTGGAACGCCGCATCTGCGGCTGTCTTCGAATAGAAGTCCGTGCCGGCTTCTAGGTCCAACAGGGCTCTCATCGCAGCATAATTGGCAGCCCCAACGAGGGAGATGCCGTTCGCGCTAAAAGCGCTATAGGCCAAGAAATCAATGTTAGCCTCGAGGTCTAGGAGAGCCCTCATCGCGGCGTAGTTCGCCGCGGCAACAAGGGATTGTCCGTTAGCGCTTGGGGCGACTCCGGCCCAGGTGGCGAGGTTGGCAGCGTAAGCTTGAACGTCCGTGCCGATGACTAGGCCAAGATTGGTGCGAGCGCCAGCGGCAGTGCTGGCTCCGGTGCCACCGTCAGCAACAGCAACGTCAGTTCCACCGACAGAGTAAATGGCTCCATTGCCGACCGTTGCCCCGGAGGGAAGATTCGTTAATGCGTCATAGCAATCCGTCCCATCACAGAAGACGAACATCGTCTTTCCGTTCGGGACAGTGATGCCGGTTCCACTGCTCGTCTTGATCCTGATCGACTGAGCCCCTGTGGTGGAGTTCTTAATCAGGTAAATCTTTGAAACCGCCGGGATGATGATGTCCCGGGTGGCTGTCAACGTCGAAGACGTGACAGACAGAATTGCCTTGCGAGCCTCGTCTTCAGAGCCGTTGTTTGCCGAGAGAGTATAGTTCGCGTCGGACATGACGATAGACGCGATGCCCGAGATCGCATCATCAATGCGACTGAAGACGTTGTTGGCCTTCGTCCCCCACTGCGTCGTATTTTCGCCGTTGGCCTGAAGTTCAAGGCGAAGCCGGCTACTATAACTCGAGGCCATTAGCCCACTCTAATAATGGCCGTGTCGTACCCAGCTGGCGGGAATCGAACGGTATTCTTCTCCGAGGTGAATAGGATGGCGCGACCGAAGTTCAGAACCCAGATCGCGCGATTGCTCTTCGAGCTATTGTAAATCAGCGCGCCATGCGCCTCAAAAGAGGCTCCCGGCCACGAAATGTCACTGTAGTCCATATAGGCAACATTACGGCTGATGGCCAATGAGCCGGGCGTCAAGGTTTTGCCGCCGGCCGAGTAGCCTGTCCCGCTGACCTCCCCAGTCGCCGTGTAAGCGGTCGTGGATGGCCCCAGGCTGCCGCTGGAGCCATAGAGAGCGATCTTGATAGTATCGCCCTCTAGGTCATGAATGGCCTGCATAAGCTCCTTTAGGAAGCTGTCGCACGCTCCTTGAATGAAAGCCACTTAATCCCCCGATACCCTTGTCCAGGACTGAACCCCTCCATCCACCGGAGTCCAGCCGCCACCGCCGCCACCGGGCTCTTGTGTCCACGAAGCTGAACCAGCCCCAGGCTCATTGGACCAATCTTCCTCAAGTAAAAGAATCCCGCCATCTTCCTTTAGAATCTTAAACCCGTCTTCTTTAAGAATAGCCCTCGGCATCAACCGGCCTCCTGAGTAATTCTGGAAACGGACACGGTGAACTTGAATACCACTGGCGGATATAGACACCATTACCATCGCAATCGTCTTGAAGCTCGAAGTCACCAGTGATAGAAGCCTGCCATGGCAAATCCGGCTTGAATCCAAGTGCTTCTAGTTCTTTCAAAACTGACATTAGATTTGTTCTCCTTCAAAGAAGGTCACATCAGCCCCGCCGCCAACAGTCAGAGTTCCAGCGGAACTACCATACACGTAAACCTCGTAATAGTCAGTTCCGTTGGCGTTATCCAAGACGGTCACATGGCATGCAATAGAAGCCCCGGCCGATTGTGTAACGAAGGCCCCTTGTCTGTATACAGAGCCATTCTTGAAGATCATAATAAGATAGATGCCACCAATGCTCGTACCGGCCGTAAACAAAGCTTGAGCGCTTATACGGACCTTGCCGGCTGGAGGGGTCCATCTGTAATTGGTAGCGTTATCGAACGCAGAGCCAGTATCCCAGCGTTCGTTCGAAAAACTCAGCTTTGTATTCGTAGTCGCTGCAATACCTGTTTGATCAGTACCATTCTTGTTAACAGAGAAAGAGGTCCTGCCGGCCAAATTGGCTGGCGTTAAAGCTACAGCAGAAGAAGACTGAGCTCTAGTCTCAGTATCATTTGCGGCAGTAACAGTGATGGTCCTGTTGGCCGATAGGTCCCCACCTCCAGTGGCTAATCCACTGGCAGAAATGGTTCTTGACGTGTAGACAACTGTACCGCCAGCACCGAAAGCAATTGTAGAACCGTCTGTCGCTGTAACTGTAAGCGAATTAGAAACGGTTAGCGTCTTGCCGCTTGCGATTGCAAGCGTTCCATTGGAAAAAATAAGATTTCCAGAACCATTCTCATCTGTGATGGCCGCAGCGAGATTAGCGCTAGTTGGATTTGCTAGAAATGTAGCAATGCCGCTGGCGGGCGTAACACCTGCCCAAGTTGTTAGGTTAGCTGCATAAGCTTGAACATCAGTACCGATAACGAGACCAAGATCAGTTCGCATTTGTGCGAATGTGTGACCGATCAAAGTCAGGCCGTTCGCGCTAACAGAACTTTCAAGGAGGTACTGAGTGTGCGGGTCTGAAAGACCAACGTGTGTCGTAACCGCAGCCGCAATAGCCGTGTCTGCCGCGGAGATAGAGTAGAAATCTGTGCCAGCCTCTAGGTCTAGGTCTGCCCTCATCTGAGCGAATGTATGCCCAATGAGAGTGATCCCGTTGGCGCTGGCGCCAAGGGATGATAGTGTAACAAGAGCATTCCCATATGCAACAGCATCAGCTAGCGTCGTTCGAACGTTAGCCCCACCTTGAACAACCGGAATGATTTCGGCGCCCGTTAAGGCGCCGGCCGGGTTCATTGCGCTGATCTTCTGGTCAGCCATTAATCATTGGTCCCCGGCCGCTTGCTCTTCTCTTTATACTCATCCTTCTTAGCGCGAAGCTCACCAAAGATGGTCAGCCCCTTAAGGGCGTCTTGGTAGCTGTTCTCGTAAGCCAGGATGACGCTATCGTCCTGACGCATATAGATGCCTGCTTCCACAAGCGCGGCGTACAGGAGAGCCCGGTGAGCATTTATGCTCAACCACGTCTCATTCGCGGTCGAGACCGTCTCAGGAAGACGAGTGTACCGAAGCTCAACATCATAGACGCCAGCTGGCGTTGGTCCCATAACGAGAGAATTCTCATCCCACTGAGCGTAATAGATCGGAGCTCCGCCGGCCGTGCCGGGCGGGTAGCACTCAGCAATCCAGTCCACCTGCTTATTCAACAGCATTCTGCCGTTAACCATCAGGTAGTGAGAATAGAGATAGCCCTCCGGAGTGGAGAGGAACTTATTGCCGTTTGTCGTGCTGGTCTGGTCGGTCTGATGGAACGCCGGCAGGTCCACGTCACGGAGGATTCTCTCCTCCGCGCGCGCGAAGAAGCTCGGAATGCTGGCTACAAAGTCAGCTTCCTCATATTCGCAATTCCCTTGGAGCTCGGTGACTAACTGCGTGTAATCCATTAAACCCTCGGCAGGTTAATGCATGTCACCTGAAAGCCGGCGATTTCCTCATTTTGAGGGATCATTTCCTGAGCGGCCTCACTCACGGCAAGCAGGCACTCCTGGCGGGTCTCGTAGCGAGCCTCAGTGTGAAGTTCTCGCTGATATACTTGACCATCGATCCCGATGACAAGGAAAACAAGAATAGCGAAGAACATGAAACCTCACACGATAGAAACTATACCGCCCTTTACTTGGATACTATTACCCGGAGCTCCAACAGGATCGAAGCCGAATAGGCTGTTTACTTCCGTTCTTCTTGGCTCTGGCTGAGCGTCTTTAACGCTCTGCCTGTCGGCTACGGGCCTGGAGCCAACCCAGTTCTGGGGGTGATCTGGGTCATGGCACTCGCTGCACACAGCGTTGCCCTTATCCTTACCGCGCTCAACTTCAGAGTTGAGCTCGTCTAGCGGAACCCGCCGACTACAGCGCTCGCAGATGCCAGGGATTCTCTTTCCTGAAAGGTAGAGTCCCATGGAATCACTTC